TCTCGAAACTCTCGATCGAGATCAAGGAGTGCATTCTGCCTCTCCTTAAAGCTTTGCTCCGACTTGTTGATCTTCAAGACCATGTGGTTAAACCTCGCCAGGTTATGTTCCATCTCCTTAGTCTCAAAATCAGCATTAATAGCCAACAATGCCGCTTTCGCGGCCACGTAATGGTTCGTGAGCGAATCCACTGACAAATCAGATTCAAAAGGTACTATGGGGTCTCTTTTACCAGACTCCTTTTTCTCCTCCTCCTCTTCATCATCCACGAGGTTTGCCCAAAGCTTCTTGGGGTTGATCGATGCCACAAACTTGTCCAAGATAGCGCTTTTACCTGCTGCCTCAATGGCCATTGCGGACACCGCCTCCTTCTGCTTCTTTTTCAAGGGCGTCATGTGTGGTTTCGTGTCTCCTTCAACAATGCGACGAGAAAGTCGAGGACCTGCTGCCAGCACTGGCGTGGCAACTGGAACCGGCTTCGCGATCACTGTAGACGTTGGACCCTGCATGTAGATCAGACCTTGGTCATCCCCAAACATACGCTCCTCCGCTTGTGCGCGAAACTCAAGTTCCTCCTGCTTTGCCTGCATTCGGTCAAGCTCATTCTCTTCCTCCAAGTCTCTCTCACGTCCATTCTTACGATAATATTGGTCCTCATACTCATCCCATTCATCATAGAAAGATTTCTTCGATGTAGACTCAGACGTTTCCTGAAGCTGGGGAACTGGCAGGTTTAAATCTGCAAGTTTCACTCCAGTCGCGATCCTCAACAACCCATTACAGGCGATCAGATCGTAACCTTCGTTATACTCCCCATTCGCGCGGTTCAAGTGAACGAACGACACATCTTTCGAAATGCTATCCTCCACTATCGCCCCGCTACAACCATACTCCGTCGGGATCTTGTACCGAACGATCGTGGGTCCAGTCCTACCACAGACTTTTCCCTTTCCGACCTTCATTCCATCATCGTGAACGGTGATGCTGAAGTCGTGACCAGTTGCCGGCGTTTTCTCAGACACCTTCGACACCGTTGCACGCAACTGACAAGTAGCAAGAGAATGGATGGCACCCTTTGCAGGTAGCAAAAGGAAGTCAGCCGTATCCCAAAAGACATACAAGTCAATCCAGGCAGCAAAGTCGTTGGCCGTAAACGTCTGCAGGCCCACTTCTTCAGTGAACAACACAATACGTTGGCTCTCCAACAAAATGGCTTTCGCCACGTGCACAGGCATGGTCCACCCTCTCAGTTTGCATGAACTAAACTGAATCAAGTTCATGTAACCAATCAGGCGATACTCACCGTTCGGACGAACAGCTTTGAGCCCTACTTGGCATTTCGGCC